TCGAGGTTGGCGTAGTGGTCAAGGTGAGTGGACGGTTTCGCGTCGATGACCGCGTTGATCGCGTCGGACATCGCGGTTGCGTTGTGAGACGTGGTCGGAGCGGCCATGTGAGTCCCGATTATCTCGTAGATCTCGTAGCATTCGAATTCCCAGGAGGAACCCGGGGTGCCCGTGAACGAGATGCAAACGTCGGCGTTCCTCCCGAAGGTGGTGCTCGACGTGTAGTTATGCATCTCATGTCCCGCATTGTTCGTAGAGTTGGTGCTCGGAGCACCGCTCTTATTCACAATGGAGACCCACTTCCGGGTGACCGGGACGGTTAGAGCCGTCGGGTACTTCAAAATATCCGTCAGATCATGACCGTCCAGGGTCTCCCCGGTCGGGTGGGCGAAGGCACACAGACGCCCGGCTTTTTCGAGCTCGGTTCCCGTGTACCTCATTCGCATGCCGTATGAGACGACGCGACCGGCGACGTCATTCGCTGTATAACTTGCCGTAGCGTACGGGGTGTTCCAGCGTCCGACACTGACACCAACTCCACTGGTGGCGTTGACCGTTCCTGTGTAGGTGGCCGAACTCCACCAGATGGAGTCATAGTCGTAGACTGGACTCGGCCTCGCGAAGAGGAAGCCGGTTCCGGCCGTTCCGACGTGGGCGGTTGCTCTGAAGAAGTTCTTGTGTTTCGAACTCCGCGACGCGGACCCTTTCGGGATACCGCAGGCGGGAGCGGAGAAAGGGTTGATTCTAGCCCAAGCGTAGTAGCGCAGCGCGCGTTCACTCTCCGTGAGGGGTGTGTTGGCAATACGCTGCGCCCGCGAAACTCGGGATTGAATAGGACGTTTCTTTCGCTTTTGGCGATTTCTGCGTCTCTTCCTTGCTCTGCTGTTTGGCATGTTGGCAATTGTTGTTTGTTGAGGGGTAGAATTCTTGTGGGGTTCAATCCCTGTTGGTCTCTGATACGAAATCAGGCGGAGGTTACGCCTCCAGGTGCAGATTAAAAGCCCTACGTAGCAGATCATGGGTCTCTTCCGAGCCCGATTTGAGCTCTTGGATGAGACCGAAGATCCGCTCATCCGTCGGTTCCTTGAAGAGGAACGCGCAGATGGCTTTTTGTACAGATTCCAAGACTGCGTAACAGCCGAGATTGTCTTTGGTGAAGGTGTGGGAGCAGAACGAGATCTCGGGGTTTCCCGGATCGATTCGTTCGACCTCCCTCAACTGGATGCCGATTTCGTTGTACCTCGCTTCGTACTCGGCATTGGTTAAGGGGGTTCCCTCGACAATGTCGTCTCCCGAGCAGATGGCCCACACGGAGCCACATTGCTGGGCGCAGAGTAGACGGTCGATCGCATTGAAATCGCTCGTCATGAAACATCCGGTAGGGATGTCTCCGGCGACTCTCTTTTGGACGATCTGTCCATCCACGTGCCATGCGCCCCGATTGAGGCAGAAGACGTATGTCAGGAGTGCTTGTTTGAAAGTGAGTGAGATTTCACCGACGTGTGAGAACACGGCAGTGAGCATCATGTCATT